AGACAAAGAAACGTCGATACTCATCAATTTTGATATAAGTGGATTAAGTTACGCAGATGGTGATATTGGGAACTATATACCAAATTGGCAATCTTCAAAGCACGTTCTTCGTTCGAATGGCGATTTTTACTATAACATTCTTTTTATTAAATACTTCGGGCGATATGAACAGTATCTAAAATATTATTTACAATATATAATTAATCTGACCAAATTAACTGATATAGGAGCAAGTTTTGAAAAAGTTAAAGAGATTTTAAAAGAAAGAGTTAAGAAAGAATTAGAAAGTATTAACGATAAAATAGCAAAAGGAATAATTGGTGGAATAAGAAGTTTATCAAAAGGATTAGCAGAAGTTGTTGTTAGAGGAAAAGAACTTAATATGACTCTAAAGGAAATAGCACAAAGTATAATGGTAAATATTATTGCACAACTAATTGAAGAAATAGCATTAAGACAAATTAATAAAATTTTAGGTGGCGATGAAGTTAAAGTAGAAGCAGAAAAATTAAACTTAATGAAATCTCAAAACACAGAACGAAAGAGAGCAATATTATTTAATGCTTTAGGTGGTGGTGGTGGATTCTCATTACCTGGTTTTGCAAAAGGTGGTGCTGTATCTAAAGGTAAAGCTATTGTAGTTGGAGAGCGTGGTCCTGAAATGTTTGTACCAAATAGTACAGGACAAATAACTCAATCATCTAGAGGAACTTCTGGTAATGGAACAACAGTTAATTTTAACATTAACACAGTAGATGCAAGAGGTTTTGAAGAACTATTAGTTAGATCAAGAGGTGCAATAACTCAACTAATTAACAATGCAGTTAACGAAAGAGGTAGGGAGAGTTTAATATAATGGCTGGTGCATTTCCAATATCTAATTCTAAATTTGTAACTTTAGGAATAAAATCAATTCAAGATACTATTATTTCAAAAAGTGTATCAGGTAAAAAACTTGCACGACAAATAGATGGTCAAAGATGGGCATTTACTGTTTCTATAAAGACAGGAACTAGAGAAGATGTTTATGGGGAGCTAATGGCATTTATAGTTAAACAAAGATCAGGCAAAGAAAACTTTACAATTATCCCACCAGAAGTAGAAGATTCTAGAGGCAATGAAACAAATACAGTTTTAGTAAATGGAAATCATGCTGTTGGAGATACAACGATTGCTATGGATAACCACCATAATGATAACCCTCATGCCTTTAAAGCTGGAGATTTTATTAAATTTGCTTCACATACAAAAGTTTATATGATTGTAGCAGATGTTCAGGCTTCTAGTAATGCTTCAACAGTTACAATAGAACCTCCTTTAGTTTCAACAGTTGCAGATGATTCAGTAGTAACTTATGATAATGTTCCTTTCACAGTTTATTTAACAAATGATATTCAAAATTTTGGTGCAACCGGGACTACTAATGATGGGAAACTTATTTATACTTTTGAAATGGATGTAGAAGAAGCCCTTTAATGAAATATAAAATAACCCATTTAATAACTGCTGACTTTGTTGCTGAAATTATTGTTGATGAAAGTGAAATAAATATAAGAACAAACGACCTAAAGGAATTTAAAAATCCTAATGGCAAGTTTGAATTTACTATGATAAAAGGAACTGAACAATTAGTAAGAACAACCTACGAGAAGCATAATGACAAGGAATTTAACATCATCAATCAAGACAGCATTAGCGACGAATGATATTAGACCATTTCATTTACTATCAATAGCTTTTAGTACTCCTGTTAATTTTACTGATTCTACTTATACATTAACTTCATCAGTATCAGGTTCTTCTGTTACTTATACTCCATCAAGTTTTGTTATAGGTGTGTCCGATTTTACTGAAGAAATAGATGTAACTAAATCAAGTTTAACTGTTTCATTGTCAGGTGCAGATCAAACATTTATTTCAACAGTTCTTAATGAAAATGTTACTAACAGAGCTGTAACTATTTTTAGAGGTTTATTGGATTCTAGTAACGCAATTATTCCTGATCCATTTTTATTATACAAAGGAAATATAGAAAATTTTGCAATAAACGAAAACACTAAACAAAGTGTACTTAATTTATCAGTTGTTTCACACTGGGCTGACTTTGAAAAAAAGAATGGTCGTAAAACAAATAATACTTCACAACAAAGATTCTTTAATACAGATGTTGGTATGGACTTTGCATCACAAACAGTTTTAGATATTAAGTGGGGTAGAGAATAATGTTTAAATGGTTTGAAAAATTATTAATAAAAGTAGCAAAAAAAATACTAAATAAACATGCACCCAAAGGAGAGTTTCTTGCTTACATAAACAAAAGAGAAGAAAAACTTTTAAAACAATATGGGGGTGCTGGATTACCTATAAAGAAAACAGGAATAAAATCATTCTTTAGTATTGGTAGTTTTTTTAGTGCGGCTGTAAGTTTTTTTACAAATCTTAACCCAGTAGTTAAATTAATTGCAACAATAGCAATAGCATGGTTATTTAGACCTAAAGTTCCTGACCTACCTGACTTTGGTGTTAATGAAGCAGATGATTTTGAAACAGGAGTTCTTCTAAACAAACAAAGTAATGATGCAAATATTCCTGTAATATATGGCGAAAGATTAGTAGGAGGCACAAGAGTTTTTATAGAAACTTCAGGAACTGACAATACTTATCTATACGTTGCTTTGATACTTTGTGAGGGAGAAATAAATTCAATAGAAGAAATAAGAGTAAATGACCAAACTGTAACTTTTGATGGAGCATTAACAGATAATGTTCAAAGAAATGTTGCAAGTTCAGATTCTAATTTTTACAAAGCTGATCCAAATGAAGAAAATGGTTCAGCTGAAAGTACTATTATTGTTGAGCCTCATTTTGGTACAGATGGTCAGAGTTCTTCAAGTTTGTTATCAACTTTGTCATCGTGGGGTAGTAATCATAAATTATCAGGAATTTGTTATTTAGCATTTAGGTTTAAATGGAATCAAGATGTGTATTCAGGAATACCAAAAATACAAGCTAAAATAAAAGGCAAAAAAGTTGTAGCATATAATTCAAGTTTAGTTGCACAAACTCCAGCTCATTCTTCAAATCCAGCTTGGTGCTTATTAGATTACTTAACAAATAGTAGATATGGTAAAGGACTAACTACAAGCGAAATAAATTTACAAAGTTTTTATGATGCTTCACAAGTTTGCGAAACACAAGTAACTCCATATTCAGGAGGAAGTGATATAAATATTTTTGATACAAATGCAGTTATAGATACATCAAAAAAATTATTAGAAAATGTTAGAGAATTGTTAAAAGGATGTAGAGGTTATTTACCATACACACAAGGAAAGTATAATTTAATTATAGAAACAATAGGTAGTGCGTCAATAACTATAACTGAAGATGATATTATTGGTGGATATAATTTACAAACCCCTGCTAAAAATGAAAAATATAATAGAGTAATTGTAAATTATGTTAACCCTGATCGGAATTTTCAAGTAGATGAAGTACAGTTTCCACCAATAGATGATAGTGGATTACCAAGTGCAGATCGTCATGCAACAATGAAAGCTGATGATGGTGGTTTTTTGTTAGAGGGTAGATTTGAATTTGGTAAAGTTATTACAAATACTTATCAAGCAGAAGAAATGGCAGAAGTTATACTTAGACGAACCAGAGATTCATTAAGGCTTTCAATTAATGTTGCTTTTAGTGCATATGATTTAGCAATAGGAGATATTGTTAACGTAACTCATAGCTCAATCGGTTTTAGTTCTAAACCATTTAGAGTGTTATCCATAAAATTTAATCCAGACTATACTTTAGGTTTAGATTTAGTAGAGCATCAAAATGCACATTATACTTGGGCAACTAAAACACAAGCAACTGCAGTTCCAACAACAAACTTACCTAATCCAAACAATATACAGCCACCAGCTTCTCTTACGCTTTCAGATGAAATGATTGAATATGCTGATGGTGTTGTAATTACTAGATTGAATATACAAATAGGTGCTAGTACAGATAAATTTGTTCAATACTATCAAGTTGAAGCTAAACAAAGCACAGAAACTAATTTTAAAATTATTTCTAATGGTACACAGTTACGACATGAATTACTTAACGCAGTTGATGATGTTACATATAATGTACGAGTTAAAGCGATTAACTCTCTAGGGGTTTCAAGTACATATATAACAGCTTCAAGAAAAATTGTAGGTGCAACAGAAATTCCTCAAGATGTAAATGATCTTTCTGTATCTATGGTAGGTTCAAATCAAATGGAATTATCTTGGACACCTGTAATTGATTTAGATATATCATGGTATGAAATAAGATACCAAGATGTTCAAAGTGGTGCAACATGGAATGGCAGTACACCTCTTGCTAAAGTTGTTAGAAGAAAATCAAACTCTTTAGTAGTTAATGCACAAACAGGAAGTTTTTTAATAAAAGCAGTTGATAAATTAGGTAATGCAAGTGCAGAGGCCTCTATTGTAACAACTAATATTTCAGGATTGCAAAACTTTCAAAACATATTAACAGTGAGTGAATAATGGCAGATTTTTTAGGAACAAGAGATAGTAATGTAGCAATATCATTAGATTCAGAAAACAGAAATGTTTTAATACTAGATACTATTACACAGTTTGATAGCACTATAGGTAATTTTGATTCTCCAGAGGGAGTATTTGATTTAGGTGGAACTGACGCTACATCTAATCCTAATAATTTTAATTCTAATATTCAATCATCAGGTTTTTATTCATTTGCTAATACTATTTCTTTAGACGCAGTTTATGATGTTAATTTAGGAGTTGTTATAGGAATGACAACAGAAGATGAATACGACTTATTTGATTCTGGTCGTGGTGCAACTTTATTCGAAGATGCAAAAGCACCTTTTGATGGTAGTGCAGAAGTTCAAGCTGGTGCAGAAATACAAGTAGGATTTGATGATACAAGTTTAAATAATATTACAAGTTTTCAAAAAATAGCACAACAAAGTACAATTAAAGGTAGATACTTTAAATTTAGATGTAAGATTGTAAGTGATAATAATAAAGCTAGAGCAAAAGTTCACACCCTACAATACAAAATTAACTTTGAAAGAAGAACTGAATCAGGAGAAGATGTTGTTGCATCAGCTTCAGGTCAAGCTATTACATTTACAAACTCTTTTTACGCAACACCAAGTATAGGAATATCAGCACAAGGTTTAGTTTCAGGCGACTATTATCAAATTACAAGTAAGTCTAAAACAGGCTTTACAATTAGGTTTTATAATAGTAGTAATACAGGAATCAGCAAAACATTCGATTATCAAGTTGTTGGATATGGCTTGAAAAGTTAAACGAATTAAACTATAAGGATTATATATGAGCCAAGTAAGTGATGTAATTTTAGCCAATCAAGGCTTTGCAAGTTTTAGAACTGAACTTAATAATATTTTAGGTGCAGTTAATTCATCTCATGTAGGAAGTTCAGCACCTAGTTCAGCAGTAGCTGGTACGATTTGGGTTGATAATGGCACAGCAAACACACTAAAAATTAAGCTAAATGATGGCTCTGATAATTTAGAATTGTTTAGTATTAATACATCAACAAACGCAATAACATTACCAAGTAGTGTAGCAGTAACAGGAACGATTACAGAAACTGACCCTAATGCTTTACCACTTGCAATAGCTTTAGGATAAGGAGAACACATGGCTAACACTTTTAAAGTAAAAACAAATGGAGCAATGCCCACTAGTTCTGGAACTCCTTTAACACTATACACAGTTCCAAATTCTACAACTACAGTAATTATTGGCTTAACACTTTGTAATATTCACACAACAACTGTTACAGCAGATGTTCAATTAGTTTCAGATACTTCAGATACAGAAACAAACGAAACAGTTTTATTAATTAAAGATGTATCTATCCCAGCTGGTTCATCATTAGAACTTTTAACAGGTGGTAAAGTTGTTGTTCAAGCAACTGATATTATTAAAATAGATTGTTCAGTTACAGCAAAGATAGACGCAACATTATCAATATTAGAAATTACATAGGAGTTTTAATTGTCTTACATAGGAAAAACACCTACACCAGCACCTTTAACAAGTTCTGATATAACTGATGGAATAATATCTACTTCAAAACTTGCAGATACATCTGTTACAAATGCAAAACTAAACGCAGATTTAATTTCAGCAGAAACAGAATTAGCAACTGCACCAGCAGATACAGATGAGTTATTGATTAGTGATGCTGGAGTTTTAAAAAGAATAGATGCAAGTTTAGTTGGTGGTAGTGGTGGTATGGCTTTATTGGATTCAGGTAGTGTATCAAGCACAACTTCTCAATTAAGTTTTAACACAACTTATGTAACAACAACATACCGACATTATAGATTGCTTATGTCAGGAAAAGTCACAACCGATAACACAGGAATTAGAGTAAGATATAGAACAACTGACGGGTCATCAACTGTAAATTCAGGTTATTCTTTTAGTTGT